GTCTATGCTTCTGGCTATAAGGAGAAGAAATGAGTTGGATTACATCACGCTTCAAAGAACCTTCTAGTTATGCCTCCGCTGGCGCGATGATCGTTGGCGTTGGCGTATTGCTAGGTCAACCTTGGATTATTGTCGTTGGGATCGTCGGTGGTGTCGTTGGCTTCTTCCTCAAGGAAAAAGGCACAATCTAATATAAAATGGCTAAGGCTAAAATTAAAAAGGTCGCTGCCGCTGAGATTCGTGCTGCTAAGAAGTTTCTTGAGCGGTATGGCATTGGACCAAAAGAAATTAGCCCAAAGAAGTTTGCGATGGCTGCTAAGGAACTCGATAAGAGTTTCCGTGAGACATTGCAAATTCTTGCGATGACTTTATCCGCTGGTCAAGTCTGATGGATGTATTTGAATTTCTATCCAAACAAGGGGAAAAGTATAGCATAGACCCTGGATGGGAAGATGAGTTCCTTTACCCATTGTCATTGGAGGAACCAAAAGAGGTTCCTAGTGTTGATTTATCCACGGGTTCTGTAGATGATTTATATATTCCTGAAAATCTCGGACAACGACTTGTGAGTCCAGACCAACGAAGATTTGAGGCATCTAAGGATGTTCTATCGGATCTCAACCATCCTCAAGAAGCACGGAGGCAGCGTGCGCGTCTTATTCAGATGCGCATCAAGGAACTTTATCCTTTCCAAGAACATCTTAATGTTTCAGGGAATGCAGGGGCCTTTGCTGGAAGGCGAAGAACTATTGAAAATATTCCAGGCCAAGGACAAGAAATAATTAATGTTACTAATGGTGATAAGACGAGACTTTCAGGGTATAAACCAGTCACTTATTCAAGAAAGTTTCCAACTAATAAAGGGCAGTTAACAACCCCATCTGGATTTGAAGGAAAATTTAATGTTGGAAGCCCAGGATATTGGGGACTTTCCTTAGTGGGATCTTATTTAAGAAATAGATATAGATGGCCTAAAAGAGAGGTTACTATTACCCCTGATGGTCGTCTTATTAGTGTTAAGCATGGGAAAACCCCCTGGAAAACACGTTCAAAGGGTGGAGTAACAGAAGTAGGTGGCTACGTTGAAACTCCTATTGGTCGTTTGGGCGCGTTACATTATCCTCCTCATGATCGTACAGAGGCATCTTTGAAAGGTTCATTAGGAAATCTTGTGGCCGTCATGACACCACAGGGGCCTGAATTTAAGGCTCATTTGAATTTGCCTGATAAAGATAAACGCTTTATCGCTGGCATTGGCGGTGGAGTATCGCCACATGGTCAAAATATTTCTGGGAATATAAATATTAATGATTATAATTTATCTGCGGATTTTCATCGGGATAGAGCGGGCCAGAAAGGTGGCCGTGTTGGAGTATCCATGCCATTCAATTTAGAGAAAATAGTTCAATTTTTTTCAAAATGAATAGATCATCATTCTCAGCATTAATATCGAAAGGAGGTGTCAAGAAGGTGAAAGGCTATAATAAGAAGAAGAAGGTCAAGAAGAGCAAAGGGAAGGGGAAGAAGTACTAATATGATCGAACGGAAAGACGCCAAGATTTTTGTCACCGGGGTATCTGTGGTCGGAGAAACGGATTTGAAAAAAGATGACAATAACGGACCTGCTGGACAGGATAAAACGGACGCTGAAAGAGGAACAGTCAGCGATTGCTGAGGGTATGCTGCTAGGTCGAATGCAAGACTTCGAGGCATATAAAAAAAGCGTCGGTATCGCAGAGGGCTTGGAAAGAGCTTACATGATTATCGACGAGGTTCTGAAAAAATTAGACGAGGATGAATAACATGTCTCATCAACATGCGGAATTGATAACGGACGAGGAAACAAATTCAACGCTTGGGTCACACCAATTTCCCAAGCCAACTGGCTGGAAGGTGTTGGTTCAGCCTAATCAGGCGAAGCAACAGACAAAGGGAGGAATTTACCTCCCGGCGCAGAGTGTCGAGAACGAGGAATATTTGACGGCTCACGGACGCATTCTGGCTATGGGTGATTTGGCTTATAGGGATCGAGATAACGGAGAATCCTGGAAAGGTGAATGGCCACGTTGCGGCGACCGTGTAACTTACGGCAAATATGCCGGACAGAAACTGGTCATCAACGGCGTTAAGCTACTTCTTTTGAACGATGATGAAATCACGTCGATTCTCGCAGAAGGCGTAGACGTAGCGTCGTACATTTCATAGGCGAATTGACATGGAGAACGCCACCATGAATGAAGACGAAAATCAGGTTGTTGAAGAAATTCAAGAAGAGGTTAAAGAGGCGCAGCGACGGGCGGGGCAAGATGAGGACCTTGAAATAGAGGTTGTGCCTAATGTACAAGAGCCTGTCGAGGAGTTGCCACCAGAAGTAGAGGCAAATGATTCTGACTACGGAGAGAAGGTCCAGAGAAGGATTAAGAAACTCGTAGACCAGAGGCGTGATGCTGAGACTCAAAGTCGCCAGTATCAAGAGCAGGTTTCCCAACTTCAAATGCGCCTCGGGCGCTTAGAGCAGGGCAACAATCATCGGGCGGAAAATGATTTTCATAAACATTATGAGAATACAAAGTTAGCCCTTAAAAAGGCGGTAGAAGAAGGGGATACAGAAGCACAAGTAAATTTCAGTGAGCAAATCGCTGACATGCGGGCCGCTGTTAGAGTGGCTGAGATGCAAAAATCACAGGGAGCGAGGCAAGCAGTATCTAATAATGCTGCCCGTGCTAAACAGGTGGCTCAAGAGGCCGCTCCTAAAAAAGCTATGGAATGGTGGGATAATAATCGGTGGTTTAATTCTTCTGGATTTGAGAGGGAAACCGCCGCTGCAAGGGCAATTGATGTTCAATTAGAGCTTGAAGGATATGACAAAGAGTCAGACGATTATTATCATGTGTTGAATAAGCGTTTACTTAATGTATTTCCTGAGCTAAACTCTTCGACCAAGCAGAGGACAAAAAGCAGATCGCCTGTCGCCCCAACTGCTGGCGGATCTCCTGCTTACTCAGGGAACAGGATTCGGATGACGCAAGATCAGTTAAGGATGGCTAGAGAGCTTGGTATCCGAGATGAAAAATCTTTGAAGCGATACGCTGACGAGATTCGGAAGCAAAGGAGCTAATCATGGCTGATGATCGTAATGTTCGCGCACAAGAATCCCGTTCCGACCCGCGTGCGGAAGAGGCTCGTCCTCTGACCGCATGGAAACCACCTTCACTACTGGACGCACCTGATCCCCGTCCTGGGATGGTCCAGCGGTGGATAGCCACCTCGATTCAGGGGAAGGATACTCCAGACAACGTATACAAACGTATGCGGGCTGGCTGGAACCCACGGGCCGCTGAGACTGTGAAAGATAAGAGGTATCCGACTATCAATCATGGTCAGTGGGCAGGTTCTATAGGCGTAGAGGGCATGATCCTCTGCGAAATGGATGAAGATAAGTTCAAGTCGATGAAGGATTACTACCATAATCGCAACCTTGAACAGAATGAGTCCATTCCTGGAGAGCTTGATGCGGTGAGTAGGACGGGTGGCATTCCGATCCAACAGGAACGGAAATCAACAGGAAGCCGTGGCCGGGACCTTTCCGTCATGGCTGACGATTAAATGGCTTGTTAAAAGGAGAGAAGGATGGCGAACGCAGACGCGGCATTTGGGATGATCCCAGTGAGGTCCATGAGTGGATCTTCGATCCGAGCTAACAAGTACACCATTACTACAGGAACGTCCGAGAACATCTTCACTGGTGATCTTTGTATCATCACGGCTGATGGGGTTCTAACACCTCATACGGCGACAGAAGTAAATAATATTGGTGTATTTGCTGGAGTGTCATACACTGCCTCTGATGGCAGTTATGTATATGGCCAATATTGGCCGACCGGGACCGCAGCTACTAATATCGTAGCCTATATCTACGACGACCCGATGATTGTTTATAAGGTCCAGAGCGCCGGTAGCCCTGCCCAAACCAACATAGGAAACTGTGCTGATATGGTTGCTGGAGCCGGTTCGACGACGACTGGACAGTCTGGTTTTGAGATTAGTGGAACAATGGCGGCGGGCACAGCTACCGCAAAAATACTTGCTCTTTGGGATTCCCCCGAGAATGCTTTTGGAGCTAATGCCGTCATGGAGGTGATCATCAATGAGCATCTCCTAAAACAGACCGCTGGCATCTAAGGAGGTTATGTAAATGGCAATTAATAGAGCACAGTTTGCCAAGATGCTGGAGCCTGGGTTGAACGCCCTTTTTGGGTTGGAATACGATCAGGCACCGGCGGAATGGTCTGCTGTTTTTGAGACAAACTCTAGTCAAAAAGCATTTGAGGAAGATGTTCTTCTTGAGGGTTTCGGTAATGCCCCAGTGAAGACTGAGGGAGCTTCTATTTCTTATGATTCGGCGAGCCAGCAATGGACCGCTCGTTATCAGCATGAAACAGTTGCCCTAGCCTTCAGCATTACGGAAGAGGCCGAGGAAGATGGTCTTTATGGATCAATTGCTTCAAGGTATACGAAGGCTCTAGCGCGTTCGATGTCTTCTACGAAGGAGATCAAAGGCGCGAATGTTTTGAATAATGCCTTCGCTACCATTACTGGTGGTGATGGAGTGGTTCTGTGTAGTACTGCTCACCCGACCCGTGCGGGTAACCAGTCTAATACGCTGGCTACTGCCGCTGACCTATCTGAGACTTCCCTTGAGCAAGTCCTTATCAATATCGCTGATTTGAAGGACGATCGCGGGCTACGTATTGCCGCTCAAGGTTTGATGCTTGTCATCCCAACAGCCTACACCTTCGTTGCGGAGAGGCTATTGGAATCTCAGTTGAGGACCGGAACCGCTGATAATGACATCAATGCGATTCGCTCCGGTGGTTATCTGCCCAAGGGATATCACGTTATGCGAAGGCTAACTGACTCGGATGCCTGGTTTGTAAAGACTAGCGTTCCAGACGGCCTAAAGCATTTCCAGCGGACTCCATTGAAAAAAGGCATGGAGGGCGACTTTGAAACGGGAAATATTAGGTATAAGACCCGTGAGAGGTATTCCTTCGGTTGGACAGACTGGCGAGGCGTCTTCGGTAGTGAGGGCGCGTAATTAAAGTTTGTGCGGTCAAGCGTACGCCTTCAATGCGCTTGACGAGGTGGGGGAGGGTAAAGTGGTGTCTCCTCCCCCATTTCAAACTTTGTCACCTGACTGCTACGGCAGACATTAGCCAAGACAGGAGATAAACATGGCTGTTACTACTTTCTCTGGCCCTATCAAGGCTGGAACCATCAAGCAGGACACTGGTACAACCCTTGGAACCGACAAGGCCAATGTGGGCTTTGTTGTTATGGCGCAATCCGCTGCCATCTCCCAGAGTACAACAGCGGCTGCTTCTGGGATTGTTATCCCTGCAAATTCGCAGATTCTTGAGTGTACGGTCTTTGTTACGACCGCTTATGATAACTCTGCGACTCTTTCAATTGGCACAAGCTCTACATCCACTGAGTTGGCGACCGCTGTTGCGGTTAGTACCATCAACACGATCAAACTAGCTTCCCAGGCTACGATTGCGGATGCTGATACTTGGGAAGATATCGGATCAACAGATGTAGCGATTTACACAGACTCTAGTGCCACGACCTCTGACGCTGGTGTTGCGACCCTTACGGTTACTTACATCCAGAATAACAATCTTGCTTAATCTGGAGGGTTATTATGGCTGACATAACAACCTCTACGACTATAGCGGATAACCCGCGTGAGGCTGTATTTGCCTTTCAGTACCAGTACGTGGATGGAGGTAATGAGAGCGCTGTCACTAAGATTGACGTATCGTCACTAGTGAAGAGTTCAAATGGCTCTACGTGTACTGGGGTAAGAATCACTGAATGTTGGTGGACGATATCGGCAATGACGGTAGAGATCCTGGCCGACGCATCAACTGATGTAATTGTGCTTCATTTGACTGAAGGACAGTCTGGGTATCAAGATTTCTCAGTCTTCGGTGGGTTGCCAGCTACTAGTGGATATGGTTCATCCCCAACCGGGGACGTTAAATTTACTACTACCGGGGCCGGTGCCGCCGGAGATGCTTATCAAGTTGTGATGCGTGTCTCTAAGGAGTATTAATTCCTAGCTAACATCGAATGGCCAATCAGTTGGTTTGAACCTCCTGATTCAACTTGGAGACGCTGCCTCCAATGATCCACCGCTGGTTGGCCATTCTTTGTGACGGAGCCGCGCTATGGCAACTTCCGGTACAGTAACATTTCGTCCACAGGTTCAAGAGATCATTACTGAGGCTTTTGAGCGTTGCGGGATGGATTCACAAATTCTCACCGGGTATCACGCTGTTGCCGCCCGAAGAAGTCTTAATCTGTTGTTCAGTGAGTTTGCAAACCGTGGAATCAATTACTGGACGGTTCAAAATAACACGCTCACCCTCACAGAAGATGATATAACATATACGCTTCCAGCGGGGACAATTGACCTGATGGATGTCGTCGTTAGGGAAACTGTCGGCGGTACGACATCTGATACCATTGTCCAACGTGTCAGTATAGAAGAGTATAACCAGCTTCCTAATAAGACATCTGGTGGTAAGCCTAGCCAGTATATGCTGGATAAGCAGTATACCCCCTCAGTTTATGTATGGCAGGTCCCAGACAAGTCTGGTTATAGTTTTGTATATTGGTCTGTTAACCAGCTTGAAGACATATCGGCGAGTAACCAGGATGCCGATATCCCTTATCGTTGGTCAGATTGTATATGTGCCGGGTTAGCCAGCAAATTGGCCCTAAAATATATGCCTGATAAATTTGCGCTGTTAACCCAGGATTATGAGCGGTCTTTTGATTTTGCTTCAGCAACGGATAGTGATGGTGTTTCAATGAGAGTGCGGCCAACCGGATTGGACTTGAACTAAGGGTCTATGGCGGCTGCAAGAAAAGCAAAAGGGAAGAAATCAAGGGCGATAAGTGATCGCTCAGGATTCAATGTTCCGTATAAATCTCTAAAGACCACATGGGATGGTCTGCGTGTTGAGCCTGAAGAGTGGGAGCCAAAGCAGCCTCAACTTACCCCGGCGCGTAATGTTATTGATGCAACGGCACTGTTCCAGCCGCGACCGGACAACGACCCAGAGAATGTTGATATTTGTATTGGGTATACTTATGACCCATTTGTAAAAATTCAAGATCGCCCCCCGGTTGGCGTCCCAGGCTTCGGTGTAATCGGGTTTGCTTCCCCGCAATTCGATCAAGATGTTAGTGTTAGCGGGGTAGCAGGGACGGGCGCAATTGGAACAGAAGTCCCGACCGGTAGTATAGATGAAACTGGGGTAGCAGGGACGGGCGCGATAGGAACAGTATCAATTACACATCCTTCCGGTTGGGGAGAATCCACCTGGGGGACTGGTCCTTGGGGCGAGGGTTTATGACATATACAACTCTAGTGAGCAATATTCAGGCATTCACGGAAGATGATTCCTCCGAATTGAGTGATTCTATTGACCAGATCATCGCTCAGGCCGAGGACATGATCTTCCAGAAATTACCTAATCTGCCATGCTATCGAAAAATAACTACAGGGACACTCGTGGTTGGGACCGCTGATTATGATGTCGCTAGTGCCAGGATGATTCGCCAAACGTCAGTGACAAGTTCCGGGGCGGTATCTTACCTGGATCATAAACTAGATTCTTATATCAGAGACTACTGGCCTACCGCAGCAACCACTGGGACACCGATAATGTATGCTACGAAGGACGCGGACACTAGCGGGATCACAATCACGTTAGCTCCTA